AGATGTATTTGTGCCAGATGCGGCATCAAGAACTAAAGCGGGTGCTGTTGATGGGGCAACACTTACAATCCTTCCACTATAAGAACCACTCGTCGTCCCCACCAGCAAGTTGCCGGAGGAGTCGAGGCGCATCCGTTCTGTGGTATTGGTCGACCAAGCAACAGTATTTGTTGTTGGCAAATACATTCCATTCGTTGGAACCGTTGATCCAGATGGAATAAATGCAGTACCAGTTGCGCTACCAGTTGTTACAAAATTCGTCCCATCAAACGTCAGCGCCGACCCAGTAGCCAACGCACTAGAACTAGATGCGTATACCACCCCGTTTGCGGTGAAGGAGGTTAGGTTTGTCCCCCCGTTAGCAACTGGCAGCGTCCCGGTAAACGTAATGTTTGGAGTCGTGCCGCCGCTCGAGGCAATGTTGCCGCTGCCGGTAACAGCAGTAACTGTTCCACCGCCACCAGTAGCACCAAGAGTAGAAACAGTTTTTAAGACCATGTTATACCCCGTCTCCTGGAGTGATGTACACAACAGCATTACCACTGCTGGTAATCCCGGCAAAGTAAGCGTTAGGCGTGAACGTCAATATCTCGTCTGTGCCTGACAGTAGCGGGATAGATGACTGAGTGCTCGTGACAACCACTGCGTTAGCTACCGCACTTGCGTTAGACTGCCCGTACCCCATAAACACCGTTACGTTACCGCTGTTGATGATCCGGTACTGGTTCCCGCCAAGGGTTGTAGACGCAGCTTGCACGGAAGTGGTGGGAGAACTACTGGTAGCCGTGAAGGTTATTGTGTTCCCCATAGGGGTAAAGGCTTGAATTCCCATTTTCTACTTAACCTTTAGGGTACTTTGCTTTTACGGCAAGACAAGCATCTATGTATGCCTGCACTTGAACTTGATCACCTTTGACAATCCCGTCTAGGTAATCACGGAAATCAGGATACTCAGCAGCCCTCTTGGCTTGGTAGGCTACTGCGTTGTCTGCTGCAATCTTTGCACTCCACGCAGCATCCAGTTGATCTTGAGTCGGCTGTGCGCCTAGTTTGTCTGTGTTCCACACCAGCACTTGGTCTGTCTGACCTGCTGGTTGTCCTGTTTGGTAGTCACCGGGAGAATAGACAATATTGTTCTGGGACAAATAGGCTTGGATTTGGTCGTTGAGTGCCATCATTTGTCCTTATGAAGAGATACCATAGAGGGATGCCGATCCAGACGTCCAATTTGCACCGTCCGCAGTTAATTGAATTGCTGTTAACACCTGACTGTTACCAGGGTTTGCCCCGTTTAAGTAAAAAAACGAAACGCTACCACTTTGATTTTTTTGAATTTGCCCATAAGATGCAAAAGTTGACGCAGAATCCATCCCCGAGAAAAATATAAATCCTGAAATAGTGCCTGTTAGGTATGTGAAACTAGCGTCAGATATTAAATTGTTACCCGTACTTGTACCGTATTGATTCATCGAATTTGGATTTCCCGAACCCCCAAAACTATATTCTGCAAAATTATAACCCGATGTTAAATACGTTGGAGTCGATCCATAGCCAACGCGACATAATATTCTATTTGATACGGTAGCCGACGCCAATGCGTTGACAATCAAAATATATGATTTGTAGGTCGCAAGACCGGTCCATGCTAAAGCCGACTGCCCACTAGCTGTTAAAGTACTAATCAATGTCATTGCACTTCCACCACCAGAAGCAGCAGAAGACACCCATGCAGATCCGTTAGACGTTAGTACGTTACCAATCGTTCCCGGAGAAGACAGTCCTGTGCCGCCGCTACCCGCTGACAATGTCCCTGCAACTGTTACGTTTCCACTGGTAGATGTACTTGGAGTTAACCCAGTTGACCCAAAAGACAGAGCAGTGACTCCAGTGCCAGCGGCAGCGCTTGTAGACACCCACGCAGTACCATTACTGGTAAGCACGTTTCCAGTCGAGCCAGGAGAAACAAGGCCAGTTCCGCCACTAGTAGCAGGAATGGCAAACGCAATATTGCCGCTCGTGATAGTGACGTTACCAAGCGTCAAATTTCCCAGAGTGCTAACTGAATTTCCTAGTTGAATGCTTGTATTGCCAAGCGTAATTGGGCTGGCAAAGTTAGCATCTAACTGAGAAAGCGGTATTGTATTTGTTGCGTTAGCAAATTGATATGCGACTGGCATTTTAGAACCTTACTCTTAATTCGTGTTCAAATTCAAAGGTATTATAAGTGTAAGCAGCGTTGTTACTAGTGATAGTCAGGCCCAAATACTTACCGTACTGCTGGGCATCTGACTTGTACAGGTAGTAAGTGTAGCCGTTTATCCAATTAATAATAACATTTGAATTGTTTGACCACGGGATAACTGTATTAGCGTTGTTCGTCCAAGTAACAAAATTGGTCAACGCATACTGAGGACTAGATCCCAGTTCACTATCTACCGTCACATAGATGGTTGCACCAGTATTGAAGGTTGACTCCACTCCAAACTTCAACGCCTGCTTGGTGCGGATAGGATCACCCATAGGCATGAGCGCAGTCTGCATCATACTAGCAATGTTAGACGTGCTGTTAGCGTAGAGCTTGTAGAGAGATCGGTCGCTTACACCGTAAGAATTTATCATCCCTGACAAAGGGACGGAAGTGATGTAATTTAACGTGCCTTGGGAGGTGATGAACCATTTCTTCTCGAAGAACACCGCCTGGACCTGCCTCGCTCCATTTACCGGGTCGTTGTAAGTGAAGTTGAATGCCGCGCATAGGATGTTGTTGAGCAGAACCTGCCCACCAGTGACTGGTTTTGAGAAGTCAATGTACGGAAATATGCCGTCAAGAGGGTCTGATAACTTGCTGGTGGTAGAACCGACTAGAGAATAGATCCCATAGTCGTTCATGAACAACACAGAGCGGAAGAACGGGAAAATAGCGTAGATACGCTTGGTTCCTACGCTGGCAGAGACGTTGGTGTTGGTGAAAAGCGTCTGACCGTTGGTGTCAACCCTAACGTCAGAGAAGACGTTGATGCTGTCATCACCAAAAATGTACAAAAAATTGTTGGCAGACAGCAATGCCCGGATGTTTCCGTGCAGTGTGGAGTCTTTGAGAGTAAAAGACCCCGCAGAAATGCTTGTAAAGTCGCTGTAGGAGTCTACTGCCGAGTAGTAGACGGTTCTACCTGCCGCAACCCATACACGGCCTGAGAACGTCGCTACAGACACGATCTGATCTGTGTTGACTACCGCTGTAGCAGTAGCATTAGCCGTCGCTCCACCACCGGAGATGGTCACATTGGCTGTGGTGTAGCCAGCTCCTGGGTTTGTCATCACAATTGATGACACAGTGTTCCCCAGCACGATCGCTGTAGCGGTAGCAGGGGTTGTATTGGCGCCGCTGATCGCCACAGTTGGGGCTGACGTATAGCCAGACCCACCATTGTTGAGCAGAATGCTGACTGTGCCGGTTTTGAACGTCACAATCTGGGCGAGAGCATTAGCACCAGACCCTCCACCGCCGGTAAAAGTAACGGTAGGAGGGCTTGTATACCCACTTCCAGCGTTTGTCAGGCTTATGCTTTTGACGCCACCAGTAGAAATAACGGCTGTTGCAGCAGCAGCACCGCTGGAAAAGGTAACAGCAGGAACTGTGGTGTAGCCAGAGCCGTTCTCAACCATTGATACCGCGACTACAGCGCCACCACTGATGCTACACACGGCTGTTGCTTGTGTACCGCCAGGGATGTTGGGAGCGCCTATGGTTACATTTGGGACCGCAGTGTAGCCAGATCCACCGGAAGTAACGTAAATAGATCGTATGCCACCAGATCCGGTAACAATGGTGGCTGTAGCAGTTGCTTGTACGCCATTGGCATCGTTAGGACTGGATATGGCAACGGTAGGGGCAGACGTGTACCCGCTACCAGGGTTGCTGATAGCTATTAATCCAACAGACCCTATAGAAACTACTGAATTGGCATCCCAACTAGACAAACCTTTGTCTGGATCACCAATAATTAGACGTTCGTTCTTCCACTGGGCTGAATCTACGTTTGCACTACTAAGGTTTCCAGCGCCTGTGACAGAAACCATCACATTGCTTATCAGGTTGTACGCCTGTGCGCTTCCGTTTGCTTGAAATCCAACAATGTAGTCGATGTTGTTGATGCTTGTGGACGTTAGATAACTAACGGTGTTGGCAAAAACGACGGCCTGACTAGTGCTATTTGATACTGCTGACTGGGCTGGGACGATTTTGATATTGGCATCGCCAATAGGCATCGCGTTCTCTATCCAAGAGAACTCATCGTCGCTGATCGCAGTCCGGTTAGCTTTGGTGTTCAGCCCACGGAACTTCTTGAGAACAGCATATGATTTTTTCTGTTCTTGGGAAGCCATGCTAGTAAGGGCTGCTGTATGGGTCTGGAATCCTGCGAGTGAACACAGAGTTCAATACGCTCTGAACTTGTCGGTTGTACTGTTGGAGAAATATCTCAGATTCCCCGTAACTCTGTTCTTTGTACTTGGCCTTGTAAGCCGCGTAGAACGCCACAGGAACGGTGTACGGGTCTAAGATAGTGTCAGGCGCTGCAGAAGTGTTCAAAGACAGCGCAGTAGGCAGAATTACGCTGTCAATCTCCATGCTGTAAGACTGGTCAGGGACAGGAGAGATGTAGATCTGTTGTTGACCATACGTTGAGAAGCACACGGGCCTACCAACGTAGTTTTGCCAGTAACGCAACTGGGCGTTAAAGTTAGTCCAAGGCAAGTAACGCAATGGAATACGAGAGTTACCCCAGTAGATTGTTACGTTAAGTACATCAAGAGTCTGCGAACCATTAGGCAACGACGCAAACGGGATAATTTCTGCATTCTGGGCGTATAGCAGCGTGGCTGTGCCGTTAGTAAAAGCTGTTGACGGGGGAAAATTAGTCCCTGACGCTGGATACGGAGGAGCTGTAGTTCCCAGCGTCCCGCCTACCGTAACCTGGTAGATGAAGATATTTGAGAATATGTACTGTCCTGTGGTGACAGCAAGACCAGCAGACCAGATTGTTGCGGCAGTGCCGTCTGGCGCGAGGGGTGTAGCAGATATTTGCAGAGTTCGGAGACAACCAGTGTCTCGTACTATGCGTTCACGCCCATCGTTGATGTAATCCGTAAGCTCATCATTAGACCAAAAATTCGCGTTGGCATCGTGTAGAAGCCTGCGAACGTCTGTGATGTACGAATTCAGGGTTGCCATAGTTGCCTATTGTAACCCTCAGGAGACTTTTCCCCCTACCCCTACTTTTTTGACGGGTAGGGGTACTACGCCTACCGCCGAGGGAATGCGGTCCTGCGCTGAATGTTGGCCGATGCGAAACATAGCCAACCGTTCAAGTCCAATTTCAAGATCCGACGAGTGGGTTGCAAACCCCAGACGGACTGCGTATGGGAGCTTGTCATTGTCTTGGTAACCAAAGATGTGCCTAGCAGCCTCAATAGGGACTGACGTAGGCACACCTTTTTTGAACTTATAGTCAACACCGGCATGGCGATCTGCCAAATCGGTGTCACTACAGTTGGTTACAAAAACTTCCATTAGAACGAAACCGTGTCACCGTAAATACGAATGTCAACAATTGCAGATGCTGCGTTGGTGACGTTCACATACAGAGCCGAGGTGTTTGCTCCATTGATGGTCGTTGTCAATGCGTAAGGGCTGGCAACCGTCAGATCTTGGAATCTGTTCACAGCAGTCAAGTTTGCCAACGAGACTGTTGCTACAACCGCATTGCTAGTGTTGCCATCATTGGTTGTCGTGATATTCACGTTAGCCAAAGATGCACTAGCATTTGCGTTTTGTACCGTAACCCGACGAATGATCACTTCCCCAGATCCAGCGAGTGCCCCAGCATTTGTGAGGCCCCCCTGGAGGAGGGGAATTGCTACCACAGCATTTCCAACCGTTGCCAACGAAACCCCGGTAGCACGGCCAATGGCATAGTTACCAAACGAGTCTGGTGTGTTTGATCCTACTGCATTTGGATTTGCCATGTTTACTCCTTAGCTAGCAAACGTGGAGTTTGCAGTCAAACCACCGTTGACCGTCAACAGAGTGATGGTGTTTGCCGAAGTAGTCGAGTTGGCAAATACGTTCACGCCGTCGCTGATCAGAACACCACCAGTGTTAGCAGCCGTGAGCAGGGCTAGAGCAGTCCCGTTGTTAGCATAGATCTGGCTGTTCAAAACGGGGAACATCAGATATACGCCAGCAGGGACTACGTTGCCAGCAACGGTCGCAGGAGCGATGAGGGTTGTGGTCTGAAAGTATGCTCCGGTGGTATTGCTGTTAGCACCGGCAATCAGGATCTTGTTTAGGGCGAGAGCCATGTTTCTCTCCTTACAGAGTCAGAGAGTTATAAGAACTAACCCTAGTCATAGACTTTGGTTTAGTACTAATCAACTCAGCAATCATCAGCACTGCGCCGACGTAACCAATCTGCCAGTTAGGCAAAGTGGACTCAAACCCAGTAAACACAAACGAACCCTGCTCGTGGATGTACAGGTTCAGGTAGTTCGTGTTAACAAAGTAGACGATGCCTTCTGGGCAGTATGGATCTGGGTAGATCGGCACACCAGCAACCATCAGTGCACGGAACGCAGCCTGGGGTCCGTTGTTGTCTGCATCAAACCCAGATCCTGGGGTGATGACATACTGCTCTTGACCAACAAAGTCTTGAGCCAACAGAGTCCAAGTACCGAATCCGCAAACACCAAAGCTAGGCACTTCTGCACCGTTTTTCACGGTTCCAGAAATGTATTGCAGGATGTTCTGACGGGTTGGGTTGACGTTACCAGCGTTGTAGACCTTCGACTTCCACCAAGTGTAGGTGTTACGGTTGATGTTCCCGTAGGTCACTAGGTTCGTACCATCGTCAATCGCGCCTGGAAGGCCGATAAACTGCTGGGTGTTTGTCGTGTTGTTGTACAACGATGTTGCCATCGCGTCCATCATCACGTTGGTCGCATCGTTCATCCGCGCTTCGATCAGCGGAATGATTGCTGCGTCTTGCTGAACCGCACCTTCCATCCCGAGGAACGGAACTGGTGTGATCATCAACTTGAGGTTGAACTCAGCGTTGTAAGCACCTTGCTGAACAGACGGTTGAGCGAACGAGCCGCTGTAGTCCGACCACTGTGCGTTTACAAACTGAGCGCCCTGCACGGGCACTGTTACGGACGACACACCGCCGCTGGCTTGCTGACTGTTAGCAATCAGTGCTGCGAGAAGAGGGGTCGAGTTATAAAGCTGTACAACCAGCTTCGGGATGAATGCCCTACGAGTGACGTAAGTTAACTCAGTGTACTGAGTTGATCCCGTTGCCGGTAGAATTCCGCCACCAATGGCCATATCAATCTCCGGTAAGGTTTACAAACCAATAGGACGATTCGGTCGCCGCAAATCTTGCAATGCGCTGACCGCTTCGTTTCTTGCTGCGCTAACCGGGTTTTTCCAATACTTATTCAAGTCAAATTTTTGAATAACTTGTGGATTGTACCCGGAAGGTGTGGGTGTCGCGGCTTGCTTCATCCACTCATGATACTCGGCGGCAGTCTCGTGATTAGTGATACCGCGTTCAAGCATGATTTTTTCAATTCCCTTGATATCATCGTCAGAACTTGCCAAGCCTTTTTGTTTCAACGAATTGCGACGTTTTTGCAGTTCTTCCACGGCGTCACGCTCTCGGAGTTTGTTCTCCAAAGATTGGACTCTCGCTTCTGCTGCTGCAACGGCAGTGTTGGTGTGATCTTCAATTTCCAGTTCTGGAATCGGAAGATCAGGCTTAACCTTCTTGGTCATTCGCAAAAATTCTTTGCGAGTAGAAGGATTCTCAGCAAGTTGCTGGGCCAATGCCGCGAGTTCGTCGCGTGCATCAACTGATAAGTTTTCAAGAGACATTGTTACCCTCGTTACAATGTGGTTTAGATGACTTTCTTGCCGTCAGCAGGCTTTTGCACGCCCATCTTGTTCTTAGAAAGATCAGATGGCTTGTCAAGGCCGCCGAAACGCGAGAAGCGTGGCGTGTTTACGATCTGGCCGTTTTCCTGACGATCATCAGTTGGGCGGCGTGGAGCAGAAGCTCCGCGTGGCTTAAAGAGGTCCATTGTTTATCCTAGTCCAGGAGGTTTTGGCGCACCTGCGCCAGGGGGAGTCATTCCCGGAGGCGGGGCTGACTGAATTGCACGGGACTCTGGAGTCATGCCACCGGCTTTAGGTAGCGTCTGCAACATTTGCAGAATCTCTGACTGCTGGAGTTCGCCGGTTTCATTACGCTTGCCACCCAGCAAACTACCAAGTTTGCGAGAGGCTTCCATGATTGCTTTGCCTTCATCCGACTCTGCACCGACTGCCGGGAGAGACTGGTCAAGAAGATCAAGCGCAATAGAGATATTAATCATTGCTGCTTCACGAGTCCCCATCTGTTTTTCAGGAGTGGACATTGGAGAAGCCATTGGGGGGGTTTCCGGAGACGATGATCCGGGAGACGGAGGAGTTGGGACGGGCGCACCGGCACTGCGGTCGCCTTTCATCAATTCCATCAATTTATCTGCTGGTACGCTCATGTGCGACCTTTTATACCCAATCACAATTTAAGTCAAGTGGGAGGCTCATCGCCCACCTCCCGCAGGCCGGTTCAGAAACCTGTTACGTTCGGATTACTTCCGACCTTTACGACCACGACGTGCCATGACGATCTCCTGGTTGCGGGGCCACTTGAGAAGGGCAAGCAGCCATACCCATCGAACTCTTTAAGCCGGGATTACCGGCGGGTCTTGCGACCGCGCTTCATTGTCTTGTACATTTCAATTACCTTCGTGTGTAGTCACGGGTCATGCGGGAAGAATTACCCGCAGATCCCATCCTATTCGTCTGTGTACGATACGTCAAGGATGGAGTTTCCTGACGATTGCTTAAGGTTTTTGCGGTGATTCTTGGCTGATCACCAGTCTTTATAACTCCAGAAGTTACCATTACTTCTCCTTTGGAGGCTGCATAGCCGCTTGTTGAGCTTGTGCTGCTTCCATCTTTTTGAGACGGTCTTTCAATTGCTGCTTCATAGGTGGTTCAAGCAAGTCTAGCAAAGATTCCTTGTCAATGACTTGTGCTTTGAACAGATTGAACGCCAATTGACGCAAATCTTCCATGAAGATAGGCGAATTGCTGTGTGCATCCACTTTTACAGCGTAATTCTTTGGCAATTGCTCGGCAATGAACCGATTGCCACGAGTATCCGTGTAATGCGTGTTTGGATACGCCTGCATAAGCTTGAGATACAGAGTCGCCATTTTTTCTAGCGAATCTTCAATGACAAGCGCCCGTTTTTTGGCACGAGATGACCCTAAACGGGCAAGTTGACTGGCATGACCGGACGATCTGACTCCAGACTCCCCCCGTCCTTGCAAGACAGAAACGATTCCAGAGGCTTCTTCAAACATAGAGTCAATTTCGCTGATCTCACGGAATAGATCTGGCGGCATTTGCGGGGCCAGCTTCTCAACCTTGGCGCTTGGCATATCTGTTGCCAAGATTCCGCCTGCGCGGTTGAGAGCAAAGTTCTTTTCATCAAGGATTCCAGTGAATCCGATGAGTGCTGTAGGTGGGCTGACCTGTTTGGACAGAATGTCCAAAATCTCGGTCATGCGCTTGTTACGCATCTGCTGGAGATAGATCAGACGGAATACTTCTGACTGACCCCAGTAGTAATCGTAGAGCGGCAGTGGACAGATCTGAATGAAGGGCAGCTCGCCTTTCAAGAAAACAGTCGCGCCAGGACGGTCATAGATGATTACATCTGGATCTGCTCGGGTGACCACTTGGTAGTCGCCAGTTTCATCGTTCCACACCCAGAGTTCCGTCATCTCGACGGTTTCCTCGGAGACTTGTGCTTTGTAACGGTTCCCACCTGACAAGTCGAGGTTTACATTCCCGTAAAGAGTTGGGTCCGTCTGGCTCATGATAATGCGCTGCACACCGTTAGCAACTTCGGTGCGCTCGTGCTGCATATACGACACGCGCTCTACGATCTTTTCCCGTTGCGGGTGGCTGTAAAGACGGTTGTAGAGTTCAGACTTCGTGATGTAGTAAGTCTGAATTATTGCTTCTTGTCTGTCGGTGTATGGAGTGTCTTCTCGCAGGACACCGATGCTGGCCGGTTCCACGAGATACGGATGAATACCGTTTCGATAAACCAGTTTAATAAAGGTGCTGTTGTAGCACAGCGACCATGAAACCGCTGTCGAGAATACTTGGTCAGCATTGCTGTTTAGCCATTCATCGTTGAGTGCTCGGGTGAGGACCGGAAGTTTGGCCTGCTCTTCATCTGGGACTGCCGCACCCAAGTCTATAGAGAATCGGGTGGTCTCGGCAGAGTAGAGAAAGGATGACAACTGATCTATGTGAGGAAAGATCTTGTTGTACATGGCCGGTGCTTCGTCCGGTCCGTTTCCAAACAGATACCACGAGCGAAGACCTCCGTAATCGGTGCGACGCTCTGGCATGGAGACGCTGCACTTGTGGATGAGGTCTAGATAGAAGTTTTCTCGTTCTACCGGATCGCTCGGGATTCTCATGGTGTTATTGCCAAGTTCTCATGGTCAGCAATGTAACTCGCGGCTTTTGGTCCGGTCAAATTGCCAGCGTCTTTGGGGTTAACTCCAACGGACTCACCGCGAACGGATTGGGCGACTTTCCCGGCAAGTGCTGCTTGCATATTGATGTTCTGGAAGTTCCCACCCCAGATCGCGGCATCGCCTGGGCGAGCCTCTTTGACTTCTGGCTCTTCAGGAATCTGATGTTGATGGTAACCGGCTTGGGTGTCACCAGAGCGGGTGGACTTGATGTCTGACATTTTGAAGTCTTGGGCAAGACCTTTGAGTTGACGGTCAGCCTGTTTGGTTTTATCTGATTTGAGTGCAACTGGTTTTAGAAAAACCATGTTGAGTTCTGCTGTGCAGAATTTGATAGGACACTCTGCCTCATAAGATTCGAAGAGGCCGTGAGACGCGCAAAGATAATCGTGAAGTACGCTCATGATTCGTCCAAGGTAGGATAAGAGTAATCGTGACGATTACGGGGGCCGATAGATAGTTTGAATCCGTCAGGGGAGTTCACGATCCCCATGTGCGGGAAGATAGCAGGTTCTGGGATCTTGCGATAGTCAACATATTGGGTCTGGTCCTTCCTCCTCATGACGCGCACCCGACCTTCCCGCCACGCTTGATAAGCAGAAGAGACACGGCGTTGGGTGGTCTCGCTCATGGGTGCGTTCTCGTAGATGAACACGTCAGCCAAGAATTCTCTTGAGATACCGCAGAGGTCAGCAAACTTCTGAAGAGAAATACCGCGTTGCTTATCCTTGAGGAATCGTCCCACCAAGAGTTTAAGTTCTTCTTTAGGAATTACGGTATTCAAACTTGTAGCCCTTGTCTTGCAAGAACATCAGAAAGTCCAGTTCACCAAAGACATTATCACATTCTTCTACTGTGCTTCTGATGGCAATAGATTTGTGGCCGATCAATTTTCTACTGGGTGCATGGTGACCGACAAGGCGCTCTAGGTCAATGTCATCGTGTAGGCCTGGACCCATGTACTCAATCGAGAAGTGTTTGGCAATGTTCAACGGCGCATACCGAATGCCCAAGGATTCCAGTTGAGGACGCAGCAAGCCTGAGAGCTGGACATCTTCGTTGATGAACGGCTGCTGGCCATACAACTTGTGTACAACACCGTGCTTGGCAGGGGCTTCCATGAACTTGCGGCTACGCAGGGAGAACCCGCCGTTCTGGACAACGATAGGATCTTTCACATGAACCCACGAGAAGTGGAACATGGCTTGGTCGCCCAAGATGCCCATGTGAGTAGGTGCGCCCACATAGTCGTACTCGTAGTACTCACCCGTGAAGTTATCCCCGTTGATAACCCAACCATCGTCTTGTACTACTAAGCAGTACTCTGTCTCAATGTACGAGTGTAGGCAGTACATACAGAACATTGAGTATTGGAAGTAGTCCAGCGGTGCTGTTTGTTTCCAAGCAATATGGTCTGGCAAGGAAGGAGGTCTTTCAAGAGAAATCAGCAGACCCCGGCTTCCGGGCAACTGGGCAAGGCTCTCAACAAGACTGGGGATAGCGGCAGCACCGTCAGTGTGGCCGTGGATAGATACGATTGTGAGATCAGTGTGTAGAGCCACCGTACATTCCGATACGTTTTAGATAATTAGATACGTTACGTCCAGCAGCGATCTGCTCTGGCGTTTGGTTCTCTTGGGCATGAGAGATTTCTTTTGTCAATCTCATGGCAATCAATCGGGGTTGAACCTGCTCGGCATATGCCACAGCAGCAAGGGCACTGGCAATGACTCTATCATCTTTGCCGCGCCCAGGCGCACCGATAAACCCGCCCTCACGAACGATGCCCTTCATCTCGTCTAACAGGTCCATAGACTTGATGTCCATCAACCCACGCTCAAAGTAATCCTTCATGTAGGTCAACATCCGTTCTTTGGTCTGACTCGTAGTCAGGAAACCAATAGAATTGGATAACCCAGACATCGTATCGTTACGACGCCAGATATAGTTCTGCATAGATCCCAGAACATCCATGATGCCGTGACCAGACGTTCCCTGCGCGGCAGCAAGACGCTTGAGGTTACGCATCTCGTTGATCACCGCCTGACCAGGACCGTTGACTTCCAAGTTCAGAGTTGAGTTCTTGTACGCACCGGCAAGGTGGGCAATCACCCACGCAAACTGGTAGGTGTTCATCTCACTGGTCGCAAACTCGGCCACCTGCTCCATCCCGTTGGCATAGACCCGGAACACTTGGATGGAGAATCGGTCTGCCCAATCAGATGAGCCATAAGCAGGGTCAGCACCAATGACGTAATAGGCCGTGTCAATAGGCTGCTCCCAGACCTTCAACGTCCCCAACTTTTCTGTTGACTTCAAGACATCAGTGTCTTGGAACATTGCCCCGAATGCATAGCGGAAACATTCCGGATGTAGTTGCCTAGATTTCTTGGCAGCGTCAGTACACCGGGAGTTTGAGAAGAAGCTCGTACCAGTCATCACGAATGCGTAGTCTTCCGTAGGAGGAAACTCCTGGTACATCAACGCATCGTCCTTGATCCCCTCGTGCAGCTTCCATCTCCACCACGCCATCTGCCTGCTGTTGATCTCCACCCCGTACAACTTCTTGATGTCCTTCACCCACTCTTTCTCTTCCCCAGTTAATTTACCGTCCCAATAAACTTTATAAACATCTGTCTCTGCTTCTACAGAATAAAGCTCATTTCTCCACCAACCACAGAATATAGCCCTCTGAGTTCTAGCCTTCTTAGCAGTCACATACATATCGTGGAACATATTAAATCCACGAGCAGTACTCTCAAATAAATACAACCTCTGAGGATTGGTCTCAGCAAGAGAAGCCAAGAGAGACGCTAGGCCCTCCTCATCTCCCCAACTGGATGTCTCAGTACCATGCAAGTACGTTATCGCCTTACCGCGCCCCAGAGACCCCTTAGAACGCAATCCAGCCACCTGATAAAACAACCGACTACGGTTCTTCAACGAGATGTGGTTTCTGTTGTGAGCAATAACAGGTACTTTATATTCTCTGGGTAACCCATCTATATACATAGACAGGGTACTGCGGAACATATCCCTGTTCTCTTCTGTATCAGTAGTCAATGTACCCTGTAATCCAGGATGTACAAAATGCCAGTAAAGATCCAATGCCAAAGAGATGGTAGTTATCCCTAACTGTCTACCCTTTAATATCACAAAGAAATGAATATCATCCTGTAGACCCTTAGCTATCTCATCCATAATATATGTCTGAGTACCTAATAACCTATCCATCTTCCTGAGACCAT